TCCTCGTTTCCGGGTTCTGCCCTTCGTCAGCCGAGCCAAGAAGCTCGATACGAGGAGAAGGAATTTTGGTCACGTTCGCTGTTCAGACTGGTGCGGCCTCACCCCTGCAAATCCCAGGTACTGCGCACCGGGTCGTCCGGATAGCTGCTCGGTCCGGCGATGTAGCTGCCGTTGCCCTTCCCTGGTCGGGATCATTGGGTACTGCCTACCCCCTGGTCGCTGCTATGTGGCGACAAATTTCAAGCTACTACAGGTCAAGTTGACAATCAAGTGAATTGTACAAGATTGTTAACAAACAGGTACAAAACAACAACAGCAGACAGCCACCAAACAGCGCAAACAAAGGCCCAAACAGCCACCACACACCACCAAAAGAAAAACAAAAGAAAATATTAGACAGTGCTCAAACAGTGCTCAACCAACCCCTGCCAGGCACAACCACAACCACCACCCCCCACCCCCCCAACACGACCAAGTACTTGCGCCGCTCGAACGTCGCCCAATCTCTAACGAACGCCGGGCAACCAGAGCTAAACAGAGCCAGACAGGCAACGACCTGGGTGAATGATCTACGGCGAATAGAACCCTGACCGGTCCCGCTGCTGAAATTGACCGAAACAGTGCTCAGAGCCCAGAAACTCGGCGTATCGAGCCAACCAGCAACCGGGGTGCATAAGCTCGGCGGCGGGGAAGCGGGGGAAAGGGACTACACCTAGTCGCCGACAAAACGACATACTAGGGTAGTCGTTTCGTCGAACCGTTTTGATGATCGTTTTGTGTCTGGCTCGACTACGAACGGACGTACGTCGTTTATCCCCCCGCCCTGTACGTCCCCGACCTTTTCTTAAGAGCTGTCGTCGCTCTAACACATTCTTTACTGACCCTATTCGGGTGACAACCGTTCCGACCAACCTGCCAGTGGTTCGGGGTTCCGGCTCCAAGAATATTCAACTGCACCTTGTACTGGCATCAATGTTGACACAAGGTTTACTCTGTAAAGTATTACCCTAAACCTGTTCACTCGTCAAGGGTCACCATATGAGCACAAAAACATTGCACAAAGAAAGCACACCAATGCGTCCGAGCACACCCAAACAACAACAACGAACGCAGACCCTGCGTGTTAAGTCGCTGGGGGTGTTGGGTGCCTGAACCTCGGTTGGCGAAGTATCGGTCTTGGTCTAAGGAGCGCCGCTATAAGGCGGCGATTGATAAGTGTTTGAATCATGGTTGGACTCAGACGGAGTCGGCTAAGGAGTTTGGTGTTTCTCGTCAGCATTTGTCTGGCCGTATGAAGGGCGAGAAGGAGAAGCGGGATGTTCGTGTTGCTGAGGTTAAGGAGCAGCATCGTGTTGGCCCTTTGGGTTTGAATGAGAAGCGTCGTATTGGGACGTTCACTGAGTTTTGTGATCGTTATTTACAGAATTGGTCGTGCCCGGATTGTGGTGTTCATCATGAGACGCCAGGGTTCCATAAAGATATTGCGGATGCGATTACGGAATCTAATCCTCGTGTGTTGATCAATATGCCTCCTTACCATTCGAAGTCGACTTTGGTTACTGTTTGGCACACGGTGTATGACATTTGCCGTAATCCGAATTTGCGTACTTTGATTGTGTCTAAGTCGTTGCCTTTTGCACGTACTTTCATGCATTCGATTAATGAGATGTTGACGAACCCTGAGCTGTATGAGGGTGGCCCTAGCCCGATTGATGATTGGGGTCCGTTTAAGCCTGACGGCCAGTCGAACTGGTCGAGTGAGCAGATCTATGTTGCTGGCCGTACTACGGCGGAGAAGGATCCTACTGTTGCGGCGTTGGGTGTAGGGCAACAGATTTACGGTCGGCGTGCTGACGTGATCAAGTTTGACGACGTTGCTACTTTGGACAACATGCGTAACCCTGATCGGGTTGCTGCGATGTTGGAGTGGTTCGATAAGGAAGCTTTGTCTCGTATCGGTAAGTCGGGGCGAGCTATTTGGATTGGTACTCGTGTTAACCCTGGAGATATTTATTCGACGTTGAGTACTCGTACTGGTTACAAGGTTCTTAGGTATCCGTGCATTATGGATGATGAGACCGAGTCGACGTTATGGCCGGAACATTTCCCGTATACGCAAGCTTTGGTTCACCGAGCGGAGATGCGCCCCGCCGATTTCCAGCTCATCTACCAGCAGGTAGATATCCCTGGTGTTGGTGCTTCGTTCACGCAGGACATGCTGGATATGTGTAAGGACACTTCCCGTGTTAGAGGCCATTACGATTCTTCTTGGCGTTTGTTCGCTGGGTTGGATCCGGCGGGTGGCAATAAGGGTTCCGGGTTTACGGCGTTCACTTTGATTGGTGTTGATCCTGCTACCGGGAAACGTTATTTGGTGGATTCGTTGGCTGTCCGGTCGATGAAAGCCCCTCAGATGAAAAACCAGATTTTGGAGTGGACCGATCAGTACCCGCTGTTTGAGTGGAGGGTCGAGTCGAACGGTGTGCAGTCTCAGATTGTGCAGTATGACATGGAGCTGGTTCAGCACCTCGCTAAGCGAGGGGTGAGGGTTGTTCCTCATCACACTCACGGCAACAAGTGGGATCCTCAGTTCGGTGTGGAGTCTTTGGCTCCTTTAATGGAAACCGGTCTGGTTTCTATCCCGTGGGGTAACGCCCCCACTACACAGGTGTTCCAGCCTTTGATGGAGGAGCTGATTGCTTTCCCGATGGGGCAGGTCTCTGACCGTGTCATGAGTTTGTGGTTCGCTGATCTTGGTATCCGTGAGCTGATGAACCGAGCACATTTACCGATGTTTCATGAGCGCATGCGGGTACCTAACCGTGTTAAGCGTCGCCGTCGTGTCGTCGATTTCCAGAACCAGGAAGTTAGGGGCATAAATCTTCGTGATCAGAGACCGGGCCACATGACTCGAGGTCAGTGGGGGTATCGCCGTCAAACGGTGGGGAAAGCTGAACCGCACGGCTCTGTGGAGGAATACGACATCGAGAATGGCCCTGAGCCTATGAACATAGACCCTGAGATTTGGAACCCGGGTGGCTAGGCGACACTTGTCGGGTGGGGCCATGAGGATCTTATGTTCAAAAATTTTAAGAATAAGAAATCGTTTAGCCAAACTAAAGCCGCTAAGTCGGATGAAGAGATTATTTGTGCAACCTTGGTGGATGACAGACCCGTCTATTTCGCAATGCCGAAAGATGCCACAGAGGTAGAAGTTCGTGAGAAAGCTTTTGAGATTAGGACTGGTAGGGCTATGTCTAAGGTTGAACAAGCACTCGCTGGAATAGTCGAAGTGCAAAAAAGCTGATGTTAGATATCAATAATCTTCCGAACATGTACGCATCGTGGAGGTCTCGTCATTATGACCGTGATGTTCGTATGGAAACTATTGATCGAGTTGTGCGTGGCGATTTCGACATTTTTGATCCGGATGAAGAGGGAGTGGATTCTCGATCCCCGAACTTGATTCAGGTCGCTTTGGAAGATACCGCTGAGTCTGCTTCTCTCATCCCTACGGTTCGGGTGCAACCGGATCGTCCGACTCAGGCAGCTAAGAAAACTGCTGCGTTGATGGAAAAAATTGCGGTGTCCTATATGGACGTGAACAACATGGACATGTTGGTTCCACGTTCTGTGATGGATAAGGCTGCCTACGGCATGTCTGTGTGGACTGTTGTTCCTGACCTCGAGCAGAAGATTCCTCTTATTGAGCGTAGGGATCCGAGGCAGTGCTACCCGGAGCCGGGTTTCCGGCCGGGTGATGACGTTCGTCGTTGCATGTTCGCTCGGGAAGTGTATTTTACGCAAATCCCTCACGCCTATCAGATGAAACTTCGTGATGCTTTAGGTGAGCACAACGAGTATGGGGATCCGGACGAGAACAGCAAAGTGGTACTCGTCGAGTATTACGACGAACAAGAGTATTTGTTGACTGGCCTGTATCAGGCGTCGGCTTCTGGTTTGGTTGCTTATGGCTCATCTCAGGATGTGCCATTGCCTGTAGAGCTGGAGCGGATACCTAACAAGATCGGTATTTGTCCTGTAATTATTGGTTCTCGTGTTTCCCTTGACGGGGAGATAAGGGGCCAGTTCGATCAGGTTATTGGTCTTCTGGAAGCTCACATTCGTTTAATGGGCCTGATTTTGGATTACGCCGATCAGGCGGTCTATTCAGATATTTATGTGAAGGACCTTATTGGTGAGATGCCTTACGGTGGTGGCTCGTTTATTGAGTTGGGTCCACAAGGCGCTATTGGTCGTGTACCTCCGGCGGTGTCTTCTCTTAACGTTCAAGCCGATTTGGCTCAACTGATTGAAGGCATTCACGTTGGTGGCCGTTGGCCGAAGAGTCGACCTGGTGAGATTGACCAGTCGATAGCTTCAGCTAAGTTCCTTGAGGCTTCTGCCGGGATGATGAACACGGCCATCAGGACGTACCATCAGATCCTGCAACGGCAGATGGAGCGTGCGTTACGAATCGCCCTCGAGGTAGATAAAGCGTATTTCCCTGCTACTAAAACTGCGGCCGGTATTTTACGCAACCAAGAATTCTTGCATGAGTACACTCCCCGTACTGACATTGACCCGCTGCATCGTCTTCGGGTCGAGTACGGGCTTGGGTTAGGGCGTGACCCTGCACAGTCCGCTGTGCTGCATATCCAGTATTCGCAGGCAGAGTTTGTTTCTAAAGAGTTCGTGCAGGAAAACATTGACGGTTTAACTGATGTTGGTCGGGAACGTTCACGTCTTGACGTGGAGAAGTTCAGGTCGATGGCGTTAGCGAAACTGTTGCAGGGCTTGGAATCTGGAATGGTTCCTAACGAAGCGCTTGTGAAGATTGCTCGTAGCCGTGAGAAGGGCGATGACTTGTTCGATTTGTTCGATGAGTACATCGTTAAGCCTGAACAGGAAATGTTGGAGGCTCAAGTCCCGACTGGTTTGGGCGCTCCGGTCGATCCGGGTATGGGCGGCCCTCCGGGCGGCCCTCCTGGGGCACCATCGGCAGTACCTCCTCCCCCTGGCGGAGCTGAACTTCTAGCAAGGTTGGGAATGCCCGCTGGTAACGGCGGAATGCTCGGAACGCAGGTATCTGGATGACAAACCCTCAAGAACCGAAACCGCTCGTTGAAGTATTTGAGGATTTCCCTGAGTTGATGGGCGAACGCCCAGCACTTGACCCGTTCGAAGATGACACTCCCATTGAGTGCTCTATTGATAACTACGATGTCTGTGAGTCTTGCCAGTGAAACACGTTATTCATGTTCACCAACAGAAACTTAAGAAGAACGAACCAGCGATCATTGATCGCACATATAAGGGTTCCACTCATCACCGGCGAGTAACTGTTGAGGGGCCTTGCACGATTGTGCATTCTGAAACCCCTGACCGTTGCGGTGCTCGAGTGTGGATTGAAACTGAGGGCGAGGTCATTCATGGCTGAGATGGAAATAGAAAAAACCCCTACGGCGAACACTTCGGTCAATAAACCTGAGTCTGGAACTTATGGTGAGAAGGCTGACGTGGCTGCCTTAAAGGCGTCATTACCTCCTATGGCTCCACCTGGAGCGCAGGGTGTAGGTCAAGGTCCTGGCCCCGGCGCTTTACCTACTCGTGGGGTTCCTCAGAAAGAAGGCCGACCTAAGAACGGTCCGTCGATGATTCCTCAAGGGATCATGGCTGGGACTCAACGCCCGGATGTGCCTATATCTCAACCTATGGCACCAGGTGCTCAACCGATGCCTCCTAAGCAGCAAGCTGCTGACCAGCAGAGACTTGCCATTCTTGATGCGTTAACTACACATCCTGAAGTTTCGGAAGAGACAAGAGAGTGGGCTCAGCTAGTTATGGAGTCTTTGATCGAAAACCGGCGGTAAGTAATGGTTTTTACCGGAGGTATGCTCCCTCAGCAGCCGGAGCAGTTTGGGTTTGATTTCGAAGATCCGGTTGTAGAGGAAGAAGTTGTAGAGCCTGCAGCGCCGCAACCGCCTCAACCAGGGTTCTTTGATCCGATCAGGCAAGAAGGTGTTCTCAGCGGTGGGTTAAACATGTTGAGTGGCATGTTGCCATCCACCGTGTTGGGTCAACAGTTGTCGCAGCGAGCATCAGACGGGTTCTCTGTGTCTGATGTGTTCGGGTCTTTAGGCGACTTTGGCACTCAGATGGCTTACAGCGCACCGGGTTTAGGTGAAGCGTTAGCTCTACGAGCTGCAGTGAATCCTGACGCTGGTTGGGTCGAGCGTGCCCTTGGCACTGTGGGTATTGCAGCAGGCGTAGGAACGGTTGGATACGCAGCTACCCAAATGCAGCCTCGTGCGTTCACCATGAACACCGTTTTTGGTTTGACTCCTATTGGCAAAAAAGTTGGGCCTTACGAAACAAACATTCCGTTAATCGTTACAACTACCGACCAATCAACTTTTGCTCAGTTGTCTGGAACGTTAAACGAACCAGTCATCGCTGGGTCAATAATCCCAACTATCGGTGGGCGTTCCCGCCAAGCGATGGGGTCTTTAGCTCGAGCCCAAATGGGCACTCCACAATTCTCTGAGCTGGGTGCGTTTACTGACCTTCGCCAATCTTTGATTGGCAGCAGAGACGACTTGGGGCAATGGACTCCTAATAACAGCACAGCGGTGCAGGTAGACAATTTCCTGCAAGGCTTAGCAGACGATCTATTGGACCAAGTTCCTGACTACCGGATGTCTCAAAACGTTGGAGGGCAACCTGGTCAACCACCGCCTATGACACTTGGTGAAGTTCGGGTGGCTGCTGTCGCTCTTGAACTTTCGAAGTTTGATCATCTTGTCACTAAGAAAAAGGGTTGGGCTAACCAGCCTGAGTTGCGTCTCGGTAAAGGGATGCCAGCTATTGACAAACACTTTAAGAAAATGATGTCAGGTAAAGAACTAACGGAGATCGAACAGGCCGAACTTCGTGCAGGTTTGACTCAGTTAGCGAAGCTAACAATGGGTAACGGACATCCCGAGTTGGCTTTGAGTGATTTGCGTGTGGGTGTCAAAGCTATACATTTAGGCAAAAACTCGCAGTCAGACATGGTGTATTTGCAGGCTATGGACGTTGACGGTCGGAGCTTAGCCAACATTGACGAAGCCGAAATGCAGCGGCGTATCACGACGCAAGCAATGGTGAACCCGGTTCAAGCAATTCCTTTCTATGTGAATAGCATCACTGACTTTTTTCAAAGGCGAGTTTCGGGAAGAATGAAGGAACTCGAGAGTGCCGTTATGCGTCCAGCGGCAACACATCCTGCGTTAGCCGCAGACGAGCTGACACAAGTTGTTCCTGTTGCAGACTTAAAGAAGTTCAGTCTTGAAGTCACTGACGATGTTAGAGAACTTTCAGATGATATTCGAGCTAACGGTATTCGTGAAGCTTTGGTGTTGCATTACAACCCTAGGACTGGTGCTGCTTCTCTAATAGACGGCAACAAACGTTTAGCTGCCGCAGATATGCGGGGGCTCGAAGCGGTTCCGTTAAAGATTGTTCGTAATGATGATTTGCAAGGTTCAGCAATAAAGGGCCTTAAAGTTTTTAAGGGTGATGTGCCTGAGATCTTACGCCCGCAGGACATTGGGGCGGGAAATAACAAAGCGATCAGGAAAGCTCCAGCGGCGTTTCAGGGAATCATCCCAGAGTCTCAACGCCAGATGGACACGAGTGTTGCCTGGTACAAGTTCGCTGCAGACGACCTTCTTGGTGCGGCGAACGAAATTGGGATGAGCCACAAGAAACTGGTAGGTGTCGCTTCTCTTATGTCAGCCGGAGAGCTGTGGGAGCAGAACATTGAAAAAGCTGTAGCTGCTGGTAGGTATTTGACCGATCACCCTACGGCTCAGCCACAGCAGTTAGCTGACTACATGAACAACGTCGTCGGTATTAAGTCCACGACGGCAGAAGCTAAGAACGTTATTG